ATAATACACTTGTTCTTATGTTTAGCACTGATTTGACTCACAATGAAAGCGCGTCGAAAGAAGAAGGGAAAGGGCACTAGAGTAGTGACCCGCCCGCTTGGTGGAAGAGTTCTTTAACTCGCTGAGCCCCAGGAGATTCCCCTCTCCTGCGGGTTCTTTTTTATTCACCGGTTTACCGGTATATCCCAAACGAAGTGAAGCCATGGAGGCCGAAGACGCGCAGCGTCCCAGCCGTTAAGGCTGTCGGCCGGCGAAACGTAGTAATTGATGCTAAGTAATATTTTTAAATTATGGATTATTTTGATTTTAAACCTAGATTTTCCCCTATTATTAATAGCGTCCCTTATCGCTATTCTGTTGGCGCATATCGCGGCAAAAAGCGAGTTGTTATTGCTTGGTTTGTCGATGAAAGTCCCGCGAATGACTATCTTGTTCGTTGTCGTCGCACTAACCCTTATATTAAGTTCGATTGCCTTAGAAGTCTTCTGTAATGGCCTGCTCATCTCCCATATGGATACGAAATCGTCGTTATTTCGACAAGAAGAATCCTTGTCGCGATGGCTCTGATGTTGCCAAGTCTGCTTTAGCCCTCCGCCCCTGGGATATTGCTCGTCAATGGCTAATGGTCCCCTGCGGCAAGTGCGAAGACTGCTTGCGTCGCCAGCGCAATGATTGGTTCGTTCGGCTAGAGCGCGAGTTGACTCATTGTAAAGCTAATAGTCAGCAGGCTATTTTTATTACAATCACGATTGCACCAAGTTATTACAATGAAGCTCTTCTTGATCCTTCTCGATTCATCCGTCGTTTCAATGAGCGTTTGCGACATAAGCTCGGTCATTCGTTTAAGCACGCTTTCTTTCAAGAGTTCGGCACGCATCCTGAGATAGGGAATGAGCCTCGGCTGCATTTTCATGGTTTCCTCTTTGGTACAAATGTCCTCTACAACACCATTCGTGCTGCTGTTCGAGACCTTGGTTTTGTGTGGTTATCGAAGGCTACTCATAAGCGTGCTCGATATTGCGTTAAATATGTTACTAAACAGATTCAATTTAATCCCGAAGAAATTTCGGACAAATATGTTACTGTAGATGGAAAACTTACACCTTTATCTACTCTCCTCCAACATCGCCGTTATACGCGAAAATTCGTATCTGCTGGCGTTGGTGATTTTCTTGGCTACATGCCTCGTCCTTCTGCTCGTGTTTCGACGTGGTCTTATTTCGATACTTCGAGGAGTATCAATTATAACTACTCGATTCCTCGATACTATCTTAGATATCTTAAACCAGAAGATGAGGTTGTACGCTCGATTACCGCTGCTGATGCTTATGCACGTTTTAGCAAGTCTTCTTTGGTTAAGCGTATTGTGTCTTTGTGCGTTGACCGGTTCGATCTCAATTCCGCCGTATCCCGTAGAGCGTCGTACACGTGGGAGCAAAAGCAAGTGATGAGCTTCTCTTCCTCCTCTCGGAAAATGCCTGACTTCGATCCCCCTACTTGGCTGGATTTAGATATTCTCCAGTTTTGGCGAGATCATTATAAACTTCAACTAATTATTTAATTTATGGGAAAACAACCTTTTATTTCACACGTTGTAAACGGCTACTCTCGTTACGATGTTCCTGAGAGTAAAGCCTTTACATGCACACCGGGTATTCTCTATCCGGTGCGAGTCGATTTTATTAATGCCCGTGACCGCGTTTCTATCGAGCAGGGCATTGATGTTCGTAGTAATCCTCTTGCTGTTCCGACGTTTAACCCTTATACGATTCGACTTCATCGTTTCTGGGTGCCGCTGCAGTTGTACCATCCTGAGATGAGGACGAATAGTAGTAAGTTTGATATGAATAATTTGAGCCTTAATTGGATCGTCTCCTGTCAGCCTCAAGCGGGTGGCCTGAATAGAGATTTTTTCGGAGCAGCTTATACTAATTCGTTGATGTCCTGGTTGCGTATCGCGAATAAGTATACTACTGGTGTATCCACCGTTCCTGCTTCCGTGTCTCTTCCCGCTGATTCTTCGATGGATCGTTGGAGTAATGCGGATTCGTATTTAGCTTATTGGGATATTGTTCGTAATTACTATGGTTATTCGCAGTGGGGAATTTACTCTTTCGCTTGGCCCATGGCTAACAAACTTGTTTATTCTGGTTCTGCTTATTCCCTCGATCCCGATAATTCTGGAGATTCTCGTTTCTTTACGCAGTGTTTTGGCAATCTTGAGTTCCTTGATGCTTATTTTGAGAGTCAGTTTTATCCGTCAGCTTTAAGTTCTACGAATAATACTTTTAATCGCGGTAATTTGTTCACTCAGATAATTCGTTCTGATCTGGATAATAATGCTGCTTCCGGTGATGGTTTCCCCGTTTCTACGACCTATCCGTCCTCCTCGCTTTGGGGTTCAACCGGTATTATTGCCCAGACTTTGCCTACCACTTCCTCCGCGGGTAATGCCTCTGTTTCCTATTTTGTTACCGCACATCCTATGGCTGTCGTTCCATCGAATCCCGATCGATTCAGTCGCCTCCTTCCTTCGGGTTCTTCGTCCGCTGTTTCTATGTCTGGCGTTACCACTATCCCCCAGCTAGCCATTGCTTCTCGCCTTCAGGAATACAAGGATTTACTCGGCGCTGGTGGCAGCCGTTATAATGATTGGCTGGAAACGTTTTTTGCTTCGAAGATTGAACACGTCGATCGCCCGAAGCTTCTTTTTAGTGCTTCGCAGACCGTTAATGTACAGATTGTCATGAATCAAGCTGGACAGAATAATTTTGGTGGTTCAGGTGCTAATGGTCCCCTCGGGCAACAGGGTGGTGCTATCGCTTTTAATGATCGTCTTGGTCGTCGACAGTCTTATTATTTCCGCGAGCCTGGTTACATGATCGACATGTTGAGTATTCGCCCGGTTTATTACTGGAGTTTTATTAAGCCGGATTATCTTAATTATTTAGGCCCTGATTATTTCAACCCTATTTATAATGACATTGGTTTTCAAGATGTTCCGGCCTTTCGGCTTGCTTTCAATGGCAATCCAAACACCACGTCTGCTAATGAACCTTGTTTTAACGAATTTCGTTCGTCTTACGACGAGGTTTTAGGGCAGCTCCAGGCTTACTCTCTGTCAGAAGCAGAAGGCGGTTCTTCGCGTCCGCTTTATTCTTATTGGGTTCAGCAACGTACTGTTTACACTAGTAGTGGTACTGGTTCTTTGCCCGAGCAGTATTACTATCCTCTGCTTTTTACGGATATGAAGCAGGTTAATTCACCTTTTGCTTCTAACACTGAAGATAATTTCTTTGTGAACTTGTCTTATGCCGTCCAGAAGAAGAACTTGGTTAATAAGACGTTCGCGACTCGTTTGTCTAATCGTTAATATATTAATTTTATGGCACTTGAATGGTTTCTTGAAGATGCTCCTGCTTATATTTCTCGCGGTCAGCGCATCCTTTCTGTCCTAGACGGCTCTGGTTCAGTTGATGTTCTTCCTGGTCGTCCGGATGTGACAGCCGAGCCTTCTGATTTTGAGAAGGGTGAGAAGTTCAACCCTGATATCGACTTTGACCCTAACTCATTTTCCCGTATGGATAAGTTTGACGGTCTCGAAGTTGGTCAAGAATTGATTGATTCAGAGATAGATAGGTCTAAGTCTGCTTCAAACCCCTCTAAGTCTGAAGAAAAATAGTACATTCTTTACTCGACGATATATGCTACGTGCGCGGACCCCTTCTGGAAGAGTCCGTGAATTGCTGAAGGTTATTGGTAACGACTGCCGGAGAGGCCGCGCATTTTTCTATCGTTCTTTAAATTTTATTTCTATGTCTGATACTAAACAACCCTTCTATAAGTCGAAAGCTTTTTGGACGCTTGTTTCTTCTATTGTTGCTGCTTTGGCTGCTTTTTTTCTTGCCTCGTGTTCTGCTCAGGCTAGGATGCAGCGTAGTGGTGTTCATATCGACACTGTACGCGTTGATTATATCATTCGTTCTAACAATTTAATGCGCATATAGTATGCCTATTCCTGTTTCCGCTGCCGCATCCTTTGGTCAAGCTCTCGGCCAGTCTGCTGCCTCTACTGGTACTACCGGTTTGATTACTGGCGCCCTTGGTCAACTCTTCGGAGGCATGAACGCCCGTCGTCAGTGGCGTTTTCAGCAAAAGCAAATGAAGCTTCAACAGCAGTACGCTTTAGAGCAAATGCAGAAGCAGTCAGAGTTGTCTTATGCTAATTGGCAGAAACAATTTGATTATGAAAATGCTTATAATGATCCTTCGAAGCTTTTTGCACGTTATTTGAAGGCTGGTGTTACTCCTGCGGCTGTCCTTGGCTCTTCAGGCGTTGGTGTTAACGCTACTATGTCAGGAGGTTCTGCTGCTATGCCTTCTGCTGTTGGTCCTGCTGGTGGCTCCCCTGTCAGTCCCGGTGCTTCGCCTGTCGCTGACCCTACTGCTATTGCGCAGAATATGATTGCGCAGTCAACGGTAAGCCGTAATGATGCTGCTGCTAATCGCGATAACGCTGAGGCTCAGTCGATTAATGACCAGAATGTTGGCAATCAGCTTTATGTCGCTATGGCCCAGGCTCGTGTAGCCCTTGATGAGGCAGTAACAAAGCATAATTTAGCTGCCCATGATGTTCTTCGAGTCCAAGAGGATATAGAAAAGAACAATCGATTTATTTCTGATTCTACCCTTTTGAGTGTCATTGATGAAAAGAAGAATCAGGCTGCTCTTGTCGCTGCGGAAGTTCGTCGCTTGAATATCGAGAATGAAAATATAGGCGCTATCATGTCGGCTCAAGCTTTCATGATGAATACTCAGGCTGCTCTTAATCAAGTTCTTGGCGAACAGGCTCGCGAAGTTATAGAGTCTTTGCGTTTAAATAATCTTGACACTGCTAATGAGCTCGCACGTAATTGGGAAAAGCGTTTCGATATCGAAATTCCGAATCCTCAATATTCAGAAAATCTTAGAAGTAAAAATCCTATTACCCGCGGAAATCCTGGCCCTAAAACTTTCAAGCTTTCAATGTCGCTTAAAGATTTTCACGATAAAACTATTATAAACGAAGCAAATGCATCTGACTTCCTTCCCGAGCAGGCTCGTATCGCTCTTCGTAATGCGAAGGTTGACCCGTATGTTGAAATTTCTAAAGCCTTGGTTGGTGCGGCCGCTAGCATCGCCGGCGCAGGTATAATTCGTGGAGGCATGGCTCGCGCGTCTAAGACTATCTCTGCTGGCGGTTCTACCAGCGACTCTGCTGGTTCTTCACTTACGACTCGTTATGACTCGAAAGGAAATCTTGTTGGTTATGCGAAAACGGAGATGACGCGCGGTACTCATTCTAGCTCGTACAATACTACTCGAAGATATCGTTAGAATCGTTGATTTTTTTTGCATTTTAAGTTTTTGTTGTTATATTTGCGTTGTAAACCAATAACCGTATTGTTATGAAAAAGAACAAAAATTCCAAAGTTGACAAGCTGGCAATCGATGTTGTAGAATATGCATTTGTTGAGTGGCTTGTCCGTCGCGGAATATTCACTGCCTTTAGGGCGAACTATGACCGCAGCGCTACGACTCGGAAAACCTTCCGAGACTGTTTGCGCGACCACATCCTATATGTTTATCGTAGGCCTAGCCTTGGCCCCGAGTCTCTCATCTCCTCTGCTTTTCTGTTTACTTCAGCGCCTGAGGGTTACGAATTCTGGCTCAAACATTCCGACGCTTGGAGGCGTTTTTACCATGAGCTTTAAATGAAACATTAAATTCTATTATTATGACACAGGTCCATATAGTTGTCCGCCGTATTAATCCGGCTCTTAACGTCGATGTTCTTCAGATTGGTTGTATCAAAGATGGCCAGTTTTCGACATTACCTCTTGACGCTCTTGCGCATACCCCCGTTTCCGATTTTGTAGAGTATTCTAGCATCTCTGCTTCGCCCTATATCCATCATTGTCGGATTCCTAGCCTTGTAGAGGCCCTGATTGCGTATCCTGATTTTTCGATCGATTTCTTCGATAATACACTTGTTCTTATGTTTAGCACTGATTTGACTCACAATGAAAGCGCGTCGAAAGAAGAAGGGAAAGGGCACTAGAGTAGTGACCCGCCCGCTTGGTGGAAGAGTT